AAATAATATATACTTTAAGTTTATCAGAGGTACATAGAAGCTGGACCGTCAAAGATATAGTACATAGAATTTTACCGCCGCTACAACTTAAACAATATATTTTTATTTCAAATGAAAAGGTTCCACTATTCTATGCCTCATGGGCTTTTATGAATCAGGAAGCATCAGACGCAAGAGAGTTTTCAAAAAGAAACATTCATGCAAGTGATTGGAATAGTGGACATGTACCATGGATTATGGATATTGTCTGTCCCATGGGTGGAACCGCAGAGGGAATCAAAGAGCTAAAGAAAGTTCCTAGACATCTAGGTGTCAAAGGAAAAATAAAATTCTTTAGAACTAAAAAGGGGAAGAAAGAGTTACATCATGTTACATGGCTATAAAAAATCCAGATACAATATTTATGATAACTTAGAGTTTCTAGGTGTGAACCCCTACGAACAGAAACATTTTTGTTTTGGTGAGGGTGATGGCGACGCTGATGGTGATGCTGGTGGCGACTACGATTTTTCTCTTTCAAATCCTGATATGGTATCGTCAATGGCAGCAGCAGAAGCGGCCTCTCAAGCGCAGGCAAACGCACTAAGTCAAGCAGAAGTAGACGCAGCAAATGCGATGGCTTTGTCTGATCCTACTCTAGATGTAGCCTTTAGTCTTGATCCCAGTATGGTTGATCCCTCTGTTATGAACGAGTTGTCAGCAAACTATTTTGGTATGCTTGCTGATGTTGCCGCAGTTGACCCCGGCCTTGCTCAAAACTTACTAGATGCAAGAAGTATAAATACTGCTAAATATGGTATTTATAATCCAGAGGAAATGAACAAATTAGAGGAGCTAGGTCTTAGAACTTTTGGTCTAGGCTATAGAGGTCCATATGAAGCACGGTTTGCTCAACCACAAACTAGACAAACATATGATCCTAACAATGTAACCTTTGCTTCTCCCGATCTAGCAACGACAGCAAAATATCAGTTTACAGAATTTGCTTTACAAAATCCTAATCTTACAACAGTAGAAGCTTTAACTCAATATAATGCTATATCGCCTGTAGACTCAAAAGTTTCAGTGCAAGATGTTCAAAATATGGGTTATGATTTGAATGCTCCTGTTGGACCGCAAGCATCTTTTAATGAGGCTGAAAGAGATAGAGGACTTGCACAGGGTCTTGGCCTTGTAGCGCAAACAATAGCTACTGGGAGTCCTCTGGGTGCATTAACCGATATTGCATTGTCAGGAACAGGTAAGGGTGTCATGGGTCACATGGCAGATATGTTTGAAGAAGCAACAGGCGTTGATCTTCCAGAGGCACCTGATATTGGTATTCCCTCTTATGAGGAGATGGCCGTTGGTCTTGTTGGTCCTGAAGAAGATACTATGGACCTCTCTTCTTTTGGTATAACCAGTGAACCAGAAGCGTTTAGTCTTGAAGATACTTTTGGTATTCAGTCTTTTGATTTAGACTTCTCTCCCCCTACAAATGAACAGGTAGGCTATGTTGAATATGAAGACCCTACTGATTATAGCAGACGTTATAGACAGCCCAGACCAACCCCTCAACCACAGCCTCTAGAAGTTGCTGCTGCTGTAGAAGAAACTCCGGCTATTCCTTTTAACTTAGGACGTGCAACTACACCGCCATCAAGGGTAAGTCGTATTGCAAATATTTATGGCATTGATGAAGATGCTGCTAAAAGAATGTTAGGAATCGTATAATGGCAACAGAACGTAATCCTTTTGATCGTATACCTGAAGAAGAAACAAACGTAGTTCCTCTTGCTCCTGAAGTTGAGGACATTGATGCTACTTTTGAAATTGACGACGACGGTGGTGTTATTGTAGACTTTTCTGAAAATGTAGCGATGGAAGCCTCTGAAGATATTGCTGAATGGTATGGCAATATGGCAGAGGATATGAACGAAGATGATCTAGATGATATTGCCAACGACGTAATAGAAAACTTTGAAGCAGATAAAGATTCTCGTGCTGAGTGGGAGTCTATGTTTGAGCGTGGCTTTGATCTGCTAGGACTAAAGCTTGAACAGGGATCAGAACCCTTTGAGGGTGCTTGCACCGCTGTACACCCTCTGCTGATTGAGTCGGCAGTTAAGTTTCAGTCTAAAGCTTCGGGCGAACTATTCCCTGCCAACGGACCAGTTAAAGCTCAGTTAATGGGTAAGTCCACACCAGAAAAAGAACTACAGGCTAATCGTGTTCAGAACTTCATGAACTATCAGCTTACTGAACAGATGCCTGAGTACTTCGATGAGTTTGAAAGAATGCTGTTCCATCTGCCGTTAATTGGTTCTGCATTTAAAAAGCTGTACTATGATGCTACCGTGAAGCGTCCTAAGTCAGAGTTTATTCCTATTGATCAGTTCTACGTGTCATACTATGCAACTGATCTTTCCAATGCAGATCGTTATACGCATGTTATCTATCGCAGCCCCGTAGAAATGCAGCGGGATATGAGGGCTGGAGTATATGGAGATGTTGAGCTTGGAACTCCGTCTTCTTATCCCAGCACTTCCTTTAGCGAAAAGATGGATACGATTATTGGTTTGTCTCCCACGTCAGATCATGATCCTCAGTATGTTCTGCTGGAACAGCACTGCTATCTTAATATTGAAGATGAAGACGAAGCCTGTCCCTATATCGTGACTGTTGAACAGCAGTCTAGGCAGGTTCTAAGTATCCGTAGAAACTATAAGCAAGATGACCCGAACAAAGAAAAAGTAAATCACTTTGTGCATTATAGATTTGTTCCCGGCTTTGGTTTTTACGGCCTAGGTCTTATTCACTTCCTTGGCAATCTAACAATGAGTGCAACGGCAGCTATGCGTTCCCTCATAGATGCTGGACAGTTTGCCAATTTGCCGGGAGGGTTTAAGGCTAAGGGAGTCAGGATGGTTGGCGACAATGATCCTATCGCTCCCGGCGAGTTCAAGGAGGTTGAGGCAACTGGTGTAGATTTATCAAAGGCTATTATTCCCCTTCCCTACAAAGAGCCTTCCTCTACTCTATTCCAGATGCTGAACTTCGTAGCTACTGCTGGTCAGAAGTTTGCGGACAGCACGGAGCAAGTTATCTCTGACGCTGCCTCCTATGGACCCGTTGGCACCACTATGGCTTTGCTTGAAGCAAGTAGTAAATTCTTCACAGCAATTCATAAAAGGATGCACAAGTCTCAGAAAGACGAGTTCCGTATTCTAGCTCGTATTGACTATGACTATCTTCCAGACGAATATCCTTATGATGTTCCCTATGAAGACCGTAGCATTTTCAAATCAGACTTTGACGGTCGCATAGATATTATTCCAGTATCTGATCCAAACATTCCTAGCAACGCACATCGCATGATGATGGCAAACATGGCGCTACAGATGGCGCAGCAGTCGCCACCCGGAATGTTTAATCTAGAAGAACTAAATAGAACTATTCTCAATGCGGCTAATATGCCTAACATTGAAAAGATACTTCCGCCTAAGATTGAACCGCAACCGCTTGATCCAGTATCTGATATTATGGCTGTAACGAAAGGTATTCCGATTGCAGCATTTCCCGGTCAGAACCATGATGCACATATTCAGGTAAAGATGGCTTATCTTCAAGACCCAGTGAACGGTGCTAATCCTATCATGCAGCGGATTTCTCCAATACTTCAGGCAAACATTCAAGAACACTCTGTAATGAAATACCAAGAACAAATGGTTGGTATTTCTGAAGAGCTTATGAAAGAAACGCCTGATCAGGCTAATAATCCTGCGGTAGTTGAGATGGCTATGGCGCAAGCAGCGCAACAGGTAATGAACGCCAATAAAGCCATGGGTCAGGCGCAGTCACCTGAACAACAGCTTGTTGCTCTGGAACAGGCAAAGGTTGAACTGGAGAAACAGAAGCTTCAGTCTGAGACTGCAACTGACGCAGCAGAGCTTGAGATTAAAAACAAAGAGCTTGAGATCAAAGAAACTGCACAGATTATTGAAATGCTCAAAGCATCTGCAACAGCTAACTCAAGAGAAACTCAATCTCAGCTTAATCGTGAATCTAAAGAGGCGATGAAAGAAGCTGAACTAGCTACACGAAAAGAAATTGAAGAGGCAAAAATTGCCGCTGATATGTTAAAGAAACAAATGGAAGACGATAAAGAAATGGATATGGCTGCGTTACAAAATCTTACGCAGCTTGCTAATGAACAAATGAAGGAGATAAACGATGATGACGAAAGGTAAAGGTTATCCTGAACATGTAAAGGATACCGACAAAAGCTTTGGCGACCCTTATGCACAGGACATCACGGGTGGCCGTAATATTCGCTCTGCACTGAACAAATGGGATGACTACTCTTGGAAGTCTTCCGACAAAGGTGAAAAGAAGTAGTGCCTGACATTTGGGACGAAGTAGTAAGCGAGTACAATAAAGAGATTAACAATCTGAGGATAGCATTGGGTAATGGCTCTGCGGAGGACTATCCTCACTATCGTCAGATTGTTGGTTCTATCTCCAGCCTAGAGTGGGCCAGAGATAATTTAACTGATATAGTAAAGAAACGTATTTATATGGAGGACGACGAGTAGTAATGCAGCAAGTAGGTTTAGGTGGCGCAATGAAAAATGATTTGTGGATAACTGAGGACGACGCACCCGATCCCAGCCCACTCCCCACTCTACCGGGATTTCACGTTCTAGTGCGACCCGTTTCAGTAAAGAGTGTAACTAAAGGTGGTATCTTTCTACCGGATTCAACCAAAGACGATATGGCATATCTCACGACTGTCGCACAGGTTCTAGCGTTAGGAGACTTGGCATATATGGATAAAGAGAAGTTTCCCGGCGGGGCTTGGTGTAATGTAGGCGACTATGTATGCTATGGCAAACACGCAGGAACTAAACTATTTTACAAGGGTGTACGTCTAATACTCTTGTTTGATGATCAGATTATTATGAAAGTAGAAGACCCTAAAGACCTTGACCCCACATTTAATTTAGGAAAAGGTTCTAACTGATTTGGGAAATTAAGACTTTTGTGATATAATAATATAAACGTAATCGTTTGTGTCGTTAACAACGGAGAGTAAAATGAGTAACGAAAATGATGGATGGGAAACCATTGAGGTTTCAGAAGATAGTAAAGAAGTTGAATTTGAAATTGAAGAAGAAGAACAACCAGTACAGGCAAAAGAAGAGGTTGTTCAAGAACAGCCGGAACAAAAAGTTGAGCCTGAACAGCCGAAAGAACTAGAAGGTATTGAAACTAAAGGCGCTGAAAAAAGAATTAGGCAACTGATTCGACAGCGCAAAGAACGTGAAGAAAAGATTGATGAGCTTATTCGACAGAATGAAGAGCTTAAACAAAACCTAAATAAAAAAGAAGAAGAAGTAAATAATATTGCTTCTCGTAGCGTTGGATCAAGTGAGAAGCAGCTAACTCAAAATATTGAACTGGCACGTCAAGCTTATCTTCAGGCATTTGACGAAGGAGATAAAGAAAAGGTTTTGGCAGCGCAGGAAATTCTAAATGCTGCTCAAGCTGATCTTAAAACCGTTCAAAACTATAAAGCTAATATTGCAAAGCGAATGGAAGAAGCTTCAAAAGAAGTAGAAAAGGAACCAGAGCTTGTATCGCAGACTCAGGCTTATGATCCAAAAGCAAATGAATGGGCGCAGCGAAATGATTGGTTTGGACAAGATACAGTTAAAACCGCAGCCGCTCTTGCAATAGATGCTGAACTGAAGGGAGAAGGATATGATCCCAGTGATGACGAATTTTATGAAGAAATTGACAAGCGCCTTGAAATGGCCTTTGGTCAAACTTCAAACCGTGTGCAGGAAACTGAGAGACAAAGTAACTCAGGCACGTCACAACCTGCTCAAGTGGTTTCGGGGGCTTCACGCTCGTCTCCGAACTCTAATAAAAAAGTAAAGCTTTCCAAAGAAGACGTAAGGCTTGCTAATAAATGGGGCATCCCACTTGAACAGTATGCCGCCGAGAAGCTGAAGGTAACTTCGGCTGATGGTGAATATACTAACATAAACATGTAGGCGTGGAGGAAAGAATATGACACGAAATGAATCACGTACTGAGAGTATGCGGGAACAGAATACTAGAGAAGAAGAGTGGACTTTTGAAGAGCCGAATGCTCTGGACATTCCAGAAAGTGTGAAAGCACGTTTTGATAATGAGGGCATGGCGCTACGTTGGATACGAATCTCCCTTCAGGGTCAGGATGACATCACGAATGTTGGCAAAAAGCTGCAAGCAGGATGGGTGTTTGTAACTCCAGATGAAGTTCCCGAAATGTCTCTTACATCCTTCGTGAGGGATGAAGGCAGGTATCAAGGCTCTGTGTGTCGAGGTGATGTAGCCTTGGTTAAAATGCCAGCCGGAAAAGTGAATGCTCGTAGGAAATTCTATGAAGGTAAATCAAACGATCAGATGGAAGCTGTCAACTCTCAGTTGATGAAAAACTCTGATTCACGTTTTCCTATTTCCAACACGAGTCGTTCTGTTACAACCAAGGGAAGGCAACCGTCCTTTCAGGACTAGCCTCCCATAATTAAGGAGATGAAACATGTCTACTACTAAAGCATTTCGTGGTTTCATTCCTGCTCGTAAAAAAGGTGGCGGCTACAACAACGAAGCCGTGACCGACATGATTACTCTGACCTCTTCGGGTCAGGCTCAGACGCCCTCCAATAGCATCTTTACCGGCGATCCGGTGGTGCTTCCCGGTGCGAACTTTGCGACGATTTCTCCGTATATCGCTGCGACGCTCAAGCCGTCTGGAGTGTTCATGGGTTGTCAGTATGTTGAAAATGGCGAGCAGAAGTTCTCTCGGTATTGGCCGGGCGGAACGAGTGCCACGGATATTAAATTCTTTGTGATCACTGATCCCGATCAGACGTATTACATTCAGGCTTCTCTGTCGCTTTCGGCGGCTGAGTTGGCTATTGTCAAAAACTACAACGTAACCGTTAGCTCCACTGCCTCTTCGGGCAGCACGACTACGGGTCAGTCGAGCTACTATCTGGACGGTGCGTCCGGCACGGAAGCTGCTGCTGCCGTTCGTGTGATTGGTAAAGCTCAGTTCCCTGATGAAAAGGACTCTGATGCTTATCCGATTGTGGAAGTATGGCTCAACCATCACCGTGACCGTTTTGTAACGGCTACGGCGTCAACGGCTTAATAGGGAGGATTTATCATGGCTATTAATAGAGCTAGTATTGCTAAAGAACTCCTTCCCGGTCTTAACGCCGTTTTTGGGATGGAGTATGGAGAGGTCAATAACGAACATGAGGCTCTCTATGAGATTGAAAATTCTGACCGTGCCTTTGAAGAAGAAGTTCTCTTCACGGGCTTCGGCACCGCCCCTACTAAGGGAGAGGGTGCATCGGTTTCTTATGATGACGCACAGGAAAGCTACACGGCTCGCTACACGGCGGAAACCGTTGCGCTTGCTTTTGCTGTCACCGAAGAAGCGATGGAAGACAATCTTTATGACACGTTCGCTAAACTTCGTGCAAGGGGTCTTGCCCGTGCAATGGCGAACACCAAGCAGGTGAAGGCTGCTAACATCTACAATAATGGTTTCACTGATACCATTGGTGATGGCGCTCCGTTCTTCTCTGCGGCTCATCCGACGATTTCTGATGGTCTTCAGTCTAACCTTCTTGGTGCGGCTGACCTGTCGGAAGCTACGCTTGAAACTGCGCTTACCGCCATTCAGAAGATCAAAGATGATCGTGGTATTCTGGTTGGTGCTAGTGCGATTTCTCTGCATATCCCGGTTGATTACTGGGCGGTTGCGGATCGTGTTCTTTCGTCGCCGGGCAACACTCAGGCGAGTGCTGGCGGTGCGAACCCGAATACGAACGCCATCAATGCGACCCGTCACATGGGCATGGTTCCTGAAGGCTTCTTCATTAACCGTCGCTTCACTGACACGGACGCATGGTTTGTTAAGACGGACGTTCCGAACGGCACGAAGATGTTTGTGCGGTCGCCGCTTCAGACCAAGATGGAACCGGACTTCGACACCGGCAACCTTCGATTCAAGGCTCGTGAGCGTTATAGCTTCGGCGTCTCGGATTGGCGTGGCTGGTTTGGTAGCGCTGGTTAATCAGCAAATGAGGGAGGGTGGCTTCGGCCACTCTCTCTTCATTCTTAAAGGAGATACATATGGCTTCAAATATTAAAGTTGCGATAGCCACAGGTGACTCAGTTCTTAAATATGTAGAAGACGATACGACTGTTGGCAGTAATGGAACTGCTGATAGTAATATTCCTAGCGTCTCTCGGATTGTTGCGGTACATGCTGTGGCAACTCTTGGCGGCTCTTTTGCTATTAAAGGTCAGAGGCAGATTACAAATAAGACAGCAGAAGGTACTGCAATTAAGTTTCAGGTGGTAGCCAGCGAATCTACTGATATTTATATGGGTGACTTGGGAGTTGCCGTCTATGGTGTGGTTAGCGTTTCAGCGCCCACTGATGGTTCCGTTCTTACCGTAATGCTTAATTAATTATGCCTAATTATGCTTATCTAAAGACAGACCTGATTAATACAACGGAGAATGACTCTACGGAGTTTTCTACGCAGGTATCTGCTTTTGTAAAGAAAACAGAGTTTCGATTGGTGAAAGACTTGGACGATGTAGGTCTGAGCGAATATGCCAATGTATCGGTATCGGCTGGAAATGCTGGTGCCGTTTCTTTGAATGATCGTACTCTTATTATCCGTAATGTTAACTTTGTAGTTAGCAGCGGTACAAGTACGACTAATCTTCTTCAAAGAACAAATGAATATGTAAATGACTACTGGCCGGTGAGCGCCTCTACTGGAACGCCTCGGTATTATAGTCGCAGAACTAATTCTTCTATTCGTATAGTGCCTACACCAGTGTCGGTTCTTACAGTAGAAGTTGAATCACAATCACAGCCGCTTGCCCTTGCTTCTGCTACGGGAACTAGCGTGACAACTACAAACTACTTTAGCGAATATTGTTATGATGCTCTCTTTGCTGGCTGCATGGTAGAGGCAACCATGTATATGAAAGATTGGAATACCCTTCCTGTTTGGCAGCAGCAGTATCAGACCGCAATAGATCAACTTAGAAATCAAGCACGTCGCAGCAGACAGGATGATATGGCAGTTGCTGGCTCTCCTGCTGGTGGACCTAACACAATTATACAAGGAGCAAGTTAATGGCTGGAAGAAAAATCGCATCTACTGTTGGTAAACAAATAGGTAAAATTATTAGTCCAGAAGATGCAGCTAAAAGACTAAAAGGACGCAAGAGAAAACTTCAAACTGGTCCTAAAACTGACCCAAAAAAACTTGAAGATATGCAGGCTGCTGGGAAAAGAGCTAAAAAGGCTGCGCCAAAAAGTAATGGCAAACCCAAAAGAAATTATAATATGGATGCTAAACAGTTTGAACCTAATAAGCCGCAGGCTGCTGGTATGGTTAAGAGAGAGTCTTCTCTTAAAAGTAAAAAGGCAAAACTAGCTGAAGAATATGATGGGCTAACCGCAGGTGCTAAAAGAGCCGAACGACTAAAAGGTAATAAAAGTAAGTTTTACTCTGTCTTTAAAGATAGGGGAATGACCCCAATGAAGAGTGGTGGCTACATGAAAAAGAAAATGGCTGGTGGTGGCGCACTAAAACCTGTAGACAAAGCTAAAAATCCGGGCGTTGCTGAACTTCCTAAGCCTGTTCGTAATAGAATGGGATTTGCTAAAAAAGGAAAGAAAGTTAGCGAAAGCATGATGGAAGATTATACTTCTGTTCCGAAAGAACTTTCTGCACAAGCTCAGGCTAAAAAGAAAAAGAAAATGGGTGGTGGTAAAGTTTACAAACGCAAACATAGCGGTAAGGTTATTAAAAATAATATGAGCGGACAAGACCTTGTAAACGCTTGTTATGACTAATCGCTCTAGCATACGAAAACAAGTCACTCGCCCCGGTAAAGTAAAGAAAGTAATGGGCGAATACAAACGGGGTAAACTTAAAAGTAGCTCTGGCAGAAAAGTTACAAATAGGAAACAGGCTGTAGCCATTGCACTTAGCGAGGCACGGCGTAAGAAACGCAAAAGGAGAAAGTAAATGTCTGACTCACCGCAAATGCGAACGACGTTGATTAATCGTCCTCATGATCTTAATAAAATTGTGGGCCGTCCTACTGGACAGGGCTATGGTGCTGCACGTAAAGGGCCGCAGGTAATGGGACCGCCTCAAGATGTTGTAGTTGACGAAGACTACAACGAGGGCAAAGCCTTTAAAGTAGAGGGTTAAATTATGTCATCAAGAAAAGTAGCAACTGAGGTTACAAAGCGTGTTGGCCGTCAGCGCAGGCCTCGTGGTGCCAAAGCCGCAACTCCTGCTCAAAGGGCTGGTGCTAAACAGGCTGGCATGTCTCTTAGGGAGTTTAAAAAACTTCCTGAAGAAAAGCAGAAGAGGTTTATCAAAGAAGCTAAAGAAGCAGAGACGCCTAAAGAGAAAAAACAGCCTAGAGTGAAACGAACTCCTGCTGAAAATAAAGAGCTTGCAAAGTTAAGGCGTGAACAGCAGAGAGAGATGCGAGAAGGATCGTCAGATATTCTTCCTAAGCGTCGTGCCACTGGACCTAAAGGACAGGAAGTAGAACAAGGTCCGCTTCTTTCAAAAGTTCCCACCCCACGTAAAGAAGAAATGTCTCCTGCCGCACGTCGCCGTCTTGGTAAGTCTGGTATGCTTAAACGTGGTGAGTATGCTCCTCCTCGTGAAATGGTTGAGGAAGCAATGGGCGCAAGGCGTGGTTCTGAAATGATGCCTACGGGTAAAGAGCTTGATGATCTTATTGCCTCTGGTTTTGAAATTAAGAAGTATGGTGGCAAGGTAAAACGTCGCATGGGTGGTAAGGTACGAGGCTACGGTAAAGCTCTGCGTGGTTACTAAGGAGTTTCTTGAGAGGTACAATAAGTCTGTAGAAGAAGGATACGATGACTATAGTCTTATTGACTTCTCAGGAACTAAACCAGATAAGAATGACTACGAAGACTTTCAAGAGTATATCAACGATCTATGTGAATATATAGGAAACAAATTTAGGTATACATATGGCAGTAAAGCGAAAAAGAAAGCCTAGCAACATGAAAGGCATTACCATTGGTCGGGGCATGAAGCGTCCTACCAAAGCTGGTGCTGGTATGACTAAGAAGGGTGTTGCTAAGTATCGTAGACAGAACCCCGGCTCTAAACTACAAACTGCTGTTACTGAGAAAAGCCCGTCTAAGAAAAGGGCCGCAAGACGTAAATCATATTGCGCTAGGTCTGCTGGACAAATGAAGAAGTTTCCGAAGGCTGCTAAGAATCCGAATAGCCGTCTAAGGCAAGCTCGTAAGCGGTGGAGATGTTAATGAAAAAATCTGTAGATGCTCCGAAAGGATATCACTGGATGAAGTCTGGTAAAAGCTTTAAGCTTATGAAGAATCCTAGAGGTGGCTATGTGCCGCATAAGGGTGCTTCCAAGAAAGCCAGCTTTGAAGTTCAGAAGATACACAAGAAATGATTAAGCGTAAGAAAGGTGGCACAGCTACTAAGCGTGACCCAAAGAAGTGGGCAGCGGCAAAGGCCAAAGCAAAACGTAAGATGGGTGGTAAACACTCTGCCAGAGCTATGCAGCTTGCTGTTAAGTATTACAAGGATGCCGGTGGAACTTATAAAGGTAAGAAGAAGTCTACCAATAAACTGTCGAAATGGAGCAAGCAGAAATGGCGCACGAAATCAGGCAAACCCTCTGGCAAAACCGGAGAGCGTTACCTACCGGAGAAAGCAATCAAAGCTTTGTCGGCAAAGGAATATGCAGCGACCACCAAAGCAAAGAGAAAAGGGACTGCTGCCGGAAAGCAGTTCGTGAAGCAGCCCAAAAAGATAGCACGCAAAACTAAAAAATATAGAGTGTAAGTTGAAAAAGTTTTTAAATAAATTTTCAGAAGCATGGATACAAGCTTTTATATCTTGTTGTACTATGATGGTACAAGGTAACTTTTTATCTTTATCTTTAAATCATGCTTTTGTTGCTTCTAAAACAGCTACAATAACAGGAATAGCAACAGGTTTATTCTTAGTAAAGCTTAATAAAAATATGTCTCCTTTTATAGTAGCATGGATAGTTGGTTTATTTACATCAATAAGTGATTATATTGTACATCCAACACACTTTGGTGACTTTTTTTATGAAGCATTAGCTACAGGTATTATGGCAGGATTTCTTGCTTATGCTTATGAAAGGTATAGAACATAATGGTTACAATTCCCTCCATAACTGCTAGAGGCATTCACGAGCCTTTCTATCTTCAGGTAGCTAGGGGTCAAATTCTAGAACATGAAACAGTTTTTAAGTTTGGCTTTAATCCAGACGTAAACGGTACAGAAGAAACTATCTGGGATGTAGGTGGTATTTATGCCTATCCTAGTTCTGCCGTTGCTATGACTGTAACAACAGATGCCGGTACACCAGCAAACGATAATGGTGTAAAGGTAATAGTCTTTGGTTTGGATGAA